CTCAGAGACGATGTCACCTACAGGTCCTAAGATATTTAATGTTACGTCTTTATTATATAAGTCAGAGTAACCATCTCTACCTGTTACTGATTCGTGGTGTAAACGTACCCATTCCATTACTGCCTGAGCACCTGAAGGTGTAATAGGATCAAATAATGTGAATTGGATAGTGCCCCAAGTTGTTTTACCTTTCACAAAACGTTGAACGTTAATGTGGTTTAAAGGAACTGTACCTTGAGATAGTGTCACTGCACCTACACCTTTGATTTCGTAAGCAGGAATACCATCAATATACATGATGAATCGGTTAGCTTGTTTGGGCTCGAAAGCCGTAAAGAATATTTCATTCGGGTCTAATACTGCCATTTTGTTATTATTTATTTAGTTCGATTATAAATATGTTAGACTTGGAATTTTTAATTTTTTTTGTATATTTATTAACGTAACATCATTTAAACCAAAACTAAGATATGGCTCGACCTCCTTCAATTAAAAAAGAAATAACATGTAAAAATTGTGGTAAAGAATTTTTAGATTTACCATCATCTAAAAAAATATTTTGTTCAAATCCTTGTGCTCAACAATATAAAGGAAAAGATAAATTATGGTTAACAAAAAGAAAAGCAACTTGTTTGGAAAAATACGGTAATGAGATAGCTTTTAAATCACAACAAGTACAAGATAAATATAAACAAAATTTAAAATTAAAATATGGAGTAGAAAATCCATTTTTAGTTAAAGAATTTAAAGATAAAGCTAATAATACAATATTTGAAAAATATGGGGTTGATGTTGCTAGTAAAAATGATGTAATAGGAGGTAAAATATCTAAATCTTTAAAAGGAAGAGAAATACCAAGAAAATTTTTTGTTGAAACTAAATGGGAAAAACTTATTGAATATGAAAAAATATCGGGGATGAAACCTTTATTTGATAAACAATATCTGGAAGATAATAGAGTAAATCATACTTTCAAAAATAAATTCTCATTTCAATGTAATAAATGTTCTAGTGTAACTGAGGTTTATTTGTCTAATGGTTATTTACCTTCATGTCAGTGTTCAGACTATAAAGGATATTCATTAATTGAAGATGAAATTGTATTTTTTTTGAAGAGTAATAACATCAATAACATATTTCTTAATAGAAGAGATATTATTCCTAACAGATTAGAAATAGATATTTATCTTCCTGATTATAATTTAGCAATAGAGGTAAATGGAGTTTATTGGCATTCAGAAAGTATGGGAAAATATAAAGATTACCATTTATATAAGACTGAAAGATGTTTAGAAAAGGGTATTGAGCTAATTCATATATTAGATTATGAATGGTTATTTAAAAAACATATAATATCCTCCATATTACATAATAAGTTAAAAATCAATAAAAATAAAATAGCTGCTAGAAAGTGTAATATAAAACCAATAAATGATACTAAAATATTAAGACAGTTTTTAAATGACAACCACATACAAGGATATACCCATTCATCGATAAACCTAGGATTATACCACAATGATGAATTAGTATCGGTTATGACTTTTGGTAGGAATAGATTTAAAAAACAAAGTAAAGAATGGGAAATGATAAGATTTTGTAATAAATTAAATACAAATGTAGTGGGTGGTGCTAACAAATTATTCAATTACTTTATCAAAGAACATAATATAAGTAATGATCCAATAATTAGTTTTGCTGATAGAAGATTTTTTAATGGGGGGTTATATAATATATTGGGTTTTAATTTTGAAAAAAATACTACTCCATCTTATGTTTATTGGAAAGATAATATTATATTAAATAGAATGTCATGTCAAAAACATAAGTTATTTAAATTATTAGATAAATTTGATATAAATCAAACAGAATACGAAAATATGAAAAATAATGGGTGGAGGAGAATATGGGATTGTGGGAATATAAAATTTGTTTGGAACAAAAAGGGCCCTAATGTTAGTTAGGACCCTTCTATTCATTTTTAATTAATTATTAGCTCGGAAAAACTGCTCCAGTTGGTAAGATGTTAAAATCCAAGTAAATGAATTCAGCAGTCTTAGTAGGTTGAATATAAATTTGACCTACCATCTGGTTTCTGTCGATTACGTCAGCGGTGTTGTTTGAGTCATCCATGATCACCTTAAACGCGTACAAACCTTGTCTTTGTTGTACTGATTCTAGATATGGATTAACTTGGCTTAAAAATTGATTTCTTGTAGCTATACTGTTTTGTTCAAACACTAAGTTTTGAGCTACTTGAGAAATATAAGACTTAAGTTGAATTAACAATCTACGAACGTTTACACGGTCAAGTGCAGATGCTTTAGTTTGTAATGTTTTTTGTCCATATACTACAACTCCTGTTCCAGGGAATGTTGCAATTGGGTTAACTTTATTTGTGTATAAAGAATCACGGTTGCTTTGAGATAATTTCTTTTCAGCTCTTACTACACTACCTAAACCTCCTCTATTAATACCTGCTGGTGCGAACCAAGGTTCTGACACGTTATCGTTGTAAGCGTAAACACCTGCTACCATTGTTGAAGCTGGTACCCAAACCAATTGAGCCGAATCTGGATCAATTGTTTGTAACCAAGGCCAATAAGCAGCAGCGTATGAAGTATTTTTAGAATTTGCTTGAGTAATTACATCGTTAATACTTGAACTATAAGGTACTAAATCTGTTACGTAAATTGAATCTCCTCTGACTTGGGTATTATTAATGGCTGTAGTTACTTGTGATGAACCTAAATTAGCTGTTGAGGAAAATAAACCAGGAGTTAATAATACATTAAATCTATAATCATCGATATTTCCCAACAAATTAACCATGTTATTATAAGCACTTGCTGATATACCTTGAGGTGCGGTTGTTGCTGAGTCTATATTGTTATAATAATCTGCTGAACCTATAAATAAAGTACCAGTAGCTGCTCCAAATGAACCACTACTATTTAAAGGAATTGAACCTGTAAATGCTGCTTTAGCTAAACCATTATTATCAAAATATAATGGGGTTGGAGTTAATACACTTGATACATAAACATATCTTGAATTATTAGGATAAGTTCCGTTTACTACAATTTGGTTGTCAGTTGAATTATATTCTCTATATTGATCACCAATTATTCTAGACACATAATTAGGAGCCGTTGGATCCATTGACAAATTAGTCCAAGTTTCTAGAACAATAGGAGTATTTGCATTGTCATCACCTTGTCTAATTAACAAACTAAAAGTACCAGATGATGTATCTCTGTTAGTAATTTGCCATCTAATATTATTTGATGAACCTGAAACTAATGAACCACTGGAATCCATGGAACCTGTGTTATTCATTATTGCACCTTGAGAAATAGTTTTAAATACTAAAGCTTCAGCAGATCCACTTGCTAATATAGGAGTACCTGAACCTGTTGCTGTTGTTGCGCTAGTAAATGAACCAGTTACTACTCTTGCCACCAATAAGGTTTGCCCACCATTATTAAAATAATTATAGGCTGCTATTGATGTAAAATAACTGTAGACTTGACTAGCACTTAAAAAAGTAGTACCAAATTTATTTTGGTAGTCACTATAAGAAGTAACAATTGTTGGTACTTCGACTGGTCCTTTTACTGTTGGACCAATGATAGCTGCTCCAACGGTTATAGGTTGAGAAGATACAAATGAATTATCATTTTCTAACGCTAGAACACCCGGAGATATTAATGTTTCTGCCATTGTTGTTTATATTAATGTTTTATTATAAATATGTAATTTTTTTTTAAAATATTAAAGTTTATCGACTGGAATTTTACTTATCATGTAATATTTCCCTCCTTTTAATGCTATCTCTACTTTTAGATTTAAATCATCATCATCCTCATAATCATTTATAATCTTATTACCTTTACTCTTTAACTTCCAATATTTGTCAAATAAATCTTTATCAACATATTCATATGGATCAAACTCAGTTATCATATTTAATATACCATTTTTATTAATAAACTTATGGTCATTGATTTCTCCACCTCTTAACATTTCATCTTTATCCCAATCGAAAAATGGATGACCACCACCTTGTGAACTAGTAAATGTTGGTCCTTCACCATATAAACTATATTCTATGTCTTCTATATCATCAGGTTGTAAGTAATCTGTATTTTGTTTTGTATTAAATTCATCACCGATCAAATGACCATTATATGATAAAGCTAATATCCCATTACCTAAACGTTCTGCATCTTGTAGTTTATAAAAATGGGCTAATGCTATTGTACCGTGGAATCTGGGGTCATTACCTCCTCCATAGATTGATGGATTTTGATCGTTTTCTCTTTTAATTATTCTAAATACGTCTATTTGGGATTTTGGAGATTTGATAATTGTATTTGATGTTTTATATATAATATAATCTAATTTATCAAGAATGTTTATTTGTTCTGTACCATTTTCTTTAGTAGATTTTAAAGAATCATTTTCTTGCCACATTTTATTCACCCATTCCTTTACTTTGGTTATGGAATTTTTAGCTTTTTCTATATTTTGAGAATCTGAGGTAATTTTTGAGTAATTATCTTCGTTTTCTTTAATTATACCTGCAAGTTTTTGCATGCGTTTAAATTCTTCTGTTATAATTAAGGGTTTTGCCATTGTTATTTTATATTAATGTTTTATTATAAATATTATCTTGGGATTATTTCTCCTGTAGATGGATTTATGTTTATATCACCATATTTTTCCTGTAATAATCCACCAATTTCTAATTCTAATTTTTTAATTTGTGATAATTCTTTAATTAATTGTTCTTTTTGTAATTTTAAATCTTGAATATTAATTTCAAGTATTCCAAATCGTTCAATTAATTCTCCTCTATTATCATTTATTTCTTTTATTTTAGATAACTCTTCAGGGGTTAAAACTTTATTTTCCATATCAATAAATATGTAACATTTTATTAAGAGATTCGATTATTTGAGAAGGTTCAATATTTTTTGTACACTCAAATTGTCGTGGGGTATCTTTGTAGTCAGGACACCATTCCCAATCACCAGGATTCAACCAATGACGATTAAAACAACCTTTACAAGTTTCTGGGTCTTTTGGGTAAATGCGCTCACAATCTTTAAATTCAGTATAAGGATGACTAAACCCTGAAATTAGAATGGTTGGGGTGTCTAAGGCCCATGATAACCAACTTAATCCACTTCCTAACCCAATAAACGCAGAAGCACCTTTAATATCTACCATTCTATCTTCTAAGGGGATGGTGAACCCTGTTTTATCAATTATTCCTGTTAGTGTTTCTCCGATTTTAGAATCATGCCAATTGTCCCCTAAAGGTTCTGCAGTTAACATAACTACTTTATATCCTTTTTCATTTAAATAATCAATAATGGTTTGCCAACCACCAGGATAATTCCAATACTTAGCATGAGCTGAAGCGTGAGGTGCTATTACAACATAATTACCTTCAATATTGGTTTTTCTATCAGGAATAGAAATGATTGGTTTAATTTCTGTGTATTTTAATCCTAGAATTTCACTTGCTGTTTGTTGTAGAGGATGTTTTTTAAAATCAATGGGGATTTTATCATAAACTACTTTTTTATCGTTATAAAACCACCCAATATTATACATAGCATATATATTTTTCACTTCAGTACCCGGTTTTACAAATTCGATTTCGGGGTAATTTGATTCAAACCATTCATTGTGAAATGTAGAACAAATTACATCACACATAAATGTTTTTCTGAATTCTTCAATGTAAGGAAACCATGCTAGCGTATCTCCCATTGCTCCTGAATCCATATGAATATATATTCTCTTACCTTTTGGGTCCCAATTATGTTCAAATATTAAATTTCCTTTATTATAGACCTCAATTTTCCAATTAACACAATATTTTATATTAGTACGAGTCCACATATTATTGTTGATTGTACTTTCATGTATTGTCTTTTTATTTTTATTATCTATAAACTTTACAACATATTCTGTTTCTACTGGTCCTGTTATTTCTAAAAAAGCCCCATTTACAAAATTTACACTAAATGTGTTTTGTGGGGATTTATGATTCATTCTTAGTATTTTTGTGTTGTTATATTCTTTAATTAATTTTTCTTTCATGATTTCCAAAAATAAATAAAACTTTGATGATATCCTAAACTAACATGGTGATTATTAAAACCCTTATTTGAAAAAAATGAAATAAATTTTATCCTTTCTTCATTTAATTGTTCAGAAGTTAAAGTATCTACATTTTCATGATATTCAATGAATATTTTATTAATTTTATCCCATGTAATTTGACTAGTATTGTTAAATACATATTTTTCATGTCCTTCAATATCAACCTTCATATAATCTACTTTTGTAAGATTATGTTTAGCAAAAAATTCATCTAATGTAATACATTGAATTGGTTGAACCTCCCTCCAATTAGGCCATTTAGGAACATCAATATAACCTTTTTCAGAACCAATAGCTATATTATCAACAATCCAGTTATAACTTTTATTTTTATTTAAAGCTTCAAATACCCCAGGATCTGGTTCAATACAATATATTTTGGAACAACCCTTAGATTCTGCATTAATAGCGGACATACCAATATTTGCTCCTAAATCTAAATAGATATCTCCACATTGTACCCCAGGACCGTGTTGGTTTAATTCATCATGAATTAGATTACCAAAAGCCATAACTCCTTCCCAACCATATTTCTTTCCCATTTCATCTTGAGATAGACTTATATCCCATAATGATGTATCAATTACTTGATTGTTTTTTGTATAAAATCTAGTACGCATATTTATTAAATATTTCTATTAATTCTTTTGATCTGTTTAACCATGATAATTCTTGTGATGTTTTTAATGATTTTTTTCTGTAGTCATCATATTCATTAATAATGGAATCTAATCCTTTAAGAGATGAATTTAAATCACGAGGTGTTCTCCACAAACCATGAAATGTTGTTTCCATTTCAATCCATCCTAAAATAGGTAAACCGCAAGCAGCTGCTTCTAGTAAAGTTAAATTAGGATGACCAGCTTCTAGCTCACTAGGATGAAGAAATATAGTGTGTGAAGTATAAAGTTGTCTTAATTGTTCATTGGGTGGTTCCCAAATAATATTTAATTTAGGATAACCCAATACCCAAGGATTATCATTCAACCAATTTTCATTATTTTTAGGACCGGCAATTGTAATAGGGAGATTTCGAGACATTGCTATTTGAACTCCCAAACCAAATCCTTTTCTATCATATGAACCATAACCACCTAATCCATTATTTGCTAACATTAATAAACTATGATTGATAGGATAAGATTCATTGGGGTAAAAATTTTTTATATTTACTCCGTGGGAAAAATAATATACTTTATCTGTATCAAAATAATCAACTAAATAACGAGAAGGTACTAATGAAAAAATAGATTTTTCCATTGCCTCTAAATTTTCCTTATACACAGATGAATCCTTACCATAATGAAAGGCATGATGATCATGGTGTTGGAAAATATAAGGTATACCTCTTTCAGCAAGATGTAAAGCTAAATTAGCTACATGAACCATTACCATATCATATTCACCTAATTCAACCTCAGCCGCATATTTTATATCTACTTCATGTCCTAACTCTCTAAGGTTACAAGTAAATTCCCATACTATTTTTTCTATAGCTCCCCAGGCAGGAGGTGGAATTGGTATTCCGCAACCAGGATTTATTTGACAAATCTTCATTGGTTTATTTTTAAAAATCCGTTTTGGTAAATTTGATTATCAATGTAATCTTTATTTATAATGATAGATTTTTTATTAAGAAATTTATTATCATGTAAATCATAAAAACTAAAGTTAATTATAATATCTTTACCTTTAAATTCATACAGTTTATACCAAGTAAGTTTTTGTTTAATTTCTATGATTTTAGTATCAATTTCTTTATTATCTTCTATGACATCTAATACTAACCTTCTATTATCAACTGCATTAGAATTTTGATAGTATATAGCGAATTCATTTGGGTGAATGGTTGGTAAAACCGTTACATATTCTACACGGGAGAAATCATTATGTTTAAAATTTTTATTAATTATTTCATCCCAATTTTTTTCTAATTCTATATGGATTTGATTTTTAAAGGGTTGCAAAGCAAAATAAAATATATTCTCATAACCATTAGATAAACTACCCACTTTGTTTTTTAAATTATCATATTCAATAGACGTATAAATACATTCATGGGTTTTAAAAAATAAATCAGTATGGATTCCGAAAAAAAATGTAGAGGCAGTCGTTCCTTCACCATATTCTTTCACCCCAACATATGCTTTTTTCTTATCTAATGTATAAGATATATCATTTATGATTTGGGGATTGATTAAAACATAATCATAATTTACAAAATATAATTTTTTAAATCCTAGATTTTTAGCTAACGAAGCAGCATTATAATAATTTGTATAAACTGCTGGGCCATGATATATATTATTATCTTCCCCTTTTAGATATGTTAATGCTGAAAAATGTTCATTTTCCACCCGTCCTTGATTATAAAAATCATGTTTAGTTAGTAAGTTATTTTTATCATACACACAATAATCAACTAATTCTTGTAATTCTTCTGGAATCGGTGCATGTGATGTTAGAATAATTTTTTTACCTGTTTGTTTAAAAGATTCAATACATTCTTTAGTTGATTTTATTACACTGTATTGGGTTGGGTACGTAGAAATTATAATGGCTTCTTGTTCAGTATTAATTTTATCTTTATGTTCTATAATTTTTGTTATTAATTCACAATTTTGTTTAAAATTATCAAATTCAAGATAATTTATAACACCAAATTTGTCGAAATAATTTTGATAAACATCTAAATTATAAATTAAGGTGGGGATTTGATATGATATTGCTTCACGAATAACTAAAGGCATTGTTTCTTTATCATTTGATGTACCTTTAGAAGTGAAAAGAAATAAATCCATCGATTGATAAAAGGCATCTACATCAGTTCGTTCATCCCACCAAGTTAAATTTGGAGGGGTATCTTGAACTAATGGTTCCCAATACCATTTAAAATTATCAGCTCTATTACCTAAGCTATGAAATTCATATTCAGGAAATGAACGAGCATATTCAAAAAATTCAGCTTGGTTTTTACGAGAAGTATATAACCCAACATGTAAAATGTGTTTTTTACTCGGATCTAAATGTAGTTTACGCAGTGACTCTTCTCGGTTAGGACGTTCCACGTATTCAATGGGGTATTCAATTAATACGCTAGGAATGTTTATATTTTTATATTGTTCAATTTGGAAATTTGATACAAACATAAATTTATCAGGAAAAAATTTTTTATGAGATATATCAAAGGATGAATCATGTGATGTTTCTATAATAATATATTCCCTATCAGTTTTATATATTTCTGATGCTACTTCAAAATCCATAAAAAACTCAGGAATTTCTTCACTATGAATAACATCAGGTTTGATTTGATTGATTATATCAATCAATTCCATTTTATTTTCACCTAATGTGAAAAATTGGGAGGGGTGAATAAGCGGTTTGATCTTATTTCGTGTTGTTACTAAAACACCACCAGTAACATCTGCCCATTCTACAAGATATATATCAAACTCATCTTTGAGTAATTCAATTTTTTTGGTTAAATATTGGGGTAATCCACCTGTAGACAGGTGAGGAGCAATATATAATAATTTTTTCATAACAAATTGTTTGAAACAAAATAATTAATTTATTTTTTATATCCAAATTAAAAACAACATATTTTAAATTTAATTTGAATAGTTACTGGGGTGTTTTGTGTGGTATACTTTATGAAGTAGGTTTTTCCTCTTTTTCTACCCCTTCATTCATTATATGAGATATTCTTTGAACAATGATTGTTGATTTGATTGGTAGTTCGTTTAACAACTCCATGATTTGGTTAATTTGGGTTTCGTTTAATGTAATTTTCATAATTATTCTTCTTTTAATGTTGATGTGAAAGTAATAGTTGGATTTAACAAACTCAACTCTGCAATATATTGGTCAGTTAATTCGCTTAATATATTACCGCTAAAAATTGTATCTTCTTGTAAATTGTTCATAATTGAGTTCATAGTGTTATTATACACAAAACTTTGAATGTAACCTTGTGCAACATTTTCTCCATCAACTACTTTATACCCTAAATAAGCATTGTAGTTAACAACTAATAAATCAACTTTGGTACTTGTTTGAGTGTCTTCACTTGTGAAGATAAAACTCATTGGTTCTACTTTTATCATTTTTTTTTAATTTTTATTTTAATATTTAATTTTATATTTCTTGATGTTATTATGCTAAAATTCCCATATCTCTTAATGCTTTAACTACCTGTCCTATTGTATATCCGTCAAATGTTGCAGTATCATTAGCAATTAAACTTGTGTTTGCAACAAAACTAGCAGCAGATCCTCCAACTATTGGTTGAATGATTGGTGTAGCGTTCCAAAATCCTAATTTTTGATTATTAGCAGTGCCAATTTTCATTCCCGTTGTTGTATCGGTTATGATATTCCCTGCTGATATGGTTAATTGGCTTGATTGGAAAGGTGCAAATCCACTATCATCGGCTAATCTAACTTGTAGTTCTGTGCTATTTCTTTTAAGTGCAGGAAATGCTGATGTAGTACCTGTGCCAAATGCTAATAAACCACCACTCGTTACTGTTAATCGTGTTGTATTATCAGTAGCTAAAAATAATGGCACAGAACCATTTGTACCGATAGCCATTCCCAAGTTATTTGCACCATCGGCAATGATAAAAAACTTATCAGCCATTGTTTGACCGAGTTTGCTTGTTGTATTAGTAGTGTTTCCGTATAAAAACGCTGCCACAGAAGCAAAACTTGCTCTGTCATTGCTAAATAGCATAGATGCACGAGAATCTGTTGCCGTACCAGTACTTTGTAGAACTAATTGATTAGTTGCAGTTGATATAATGTCTAATGGAAATGAAGGTGTTGCAGTACCAATACCAACTCTATTATTGGTTGCATCAACAACAAATGTATTAGTGTCAACTACAAGATTTCCACTAAATGTGGCTGCTGCTGCGGTTACGTTTCCTGCATTATTTACTCTAAACCTACTTGAACCACCTACGAGCAAATTCAATAGATTGTGTGTAGTACCCGTGATTGATGTTTCTGTCGCGTTTAGATACAATCCCGTTACTGTTCCTGAATATGTGCCTGTGTTGTTTATTGTATAATCTAACCTTGCACCTATCCATGTTCCCGAGCCTGTTGCGCTTGCAAATCCCGTTGTTGCAGCAATATTTTTACCGCCCATATCAAAATGGGTAGATTCTCCCGTTGCATTCGTCGAGGTTCTTCCATAAAAATTATATGCACTTTGGGCAGCAGCAGGTGCATTAGTGTTAGAAAAGTCAAAACCTGTTGATGCACCTTCGTAAAATCCTGTGTTATTACTTATTAATGTGACAGTACCACCACTCGTAATTCTAAATCTTCTTACTCCTGCTAAATCTACTCTGAATAAATCCGTAGCACCACCCGAACTATTAACGTGTAATATAGCAGCAGATGCGGTAGTGCCAATGCCTACTAATCCTGCACCTGTTATTCTAAGGCGTTCAGTTTCATTTGTAGCTAATCTGATGTAACCGTTTTCCCTTTGCCAAAGTGAAAAGTTAATCCCATCATCTAAACCCAGGAATGTACCATCTGTTATAGCAGTACCCGTTGAGTTATTTAGAAAATGTAATCTGTTATCATTACCCGTTGCATATAAGGTGAATTGATAATTTTGGGTGGTTGTACCAAAACTAACTTTTGTTGAACCTGATAGAGAGTAAATAGAGTTAGAACCAACTGTGAAAGTTCCCTCAAATTTACTACTTCCAGTAACTTGAAATTTATTAGTTACTAAATTACCGTTTGTATATCCTATGCCTACATTGTCACTTCCCCATACTCTAAATGCTGCATTGCCTGACCCCATAATAAAACCTGCCCATTGTGTATTTGAAGTAGTAGTTCCACCATAAGTTAAAGAAATGAAGTTAGAAGCATCTGCTATCATTAATTTAACATCGGTATTATTAGTACCTTGATAAAATTGACTGATAAAACCGGCATTACTATAAGATGAACTATTACTTGATACTGTTAATGTGTTATTAGGAGTTGCAGTACCAATACCAACTCTATTATTCGTGGCATCAACAAAGAATGTATTAGTGTCTACTGTTAGATTATTAGCCCCTAAATTAACAGAAGTTGTTGAACCTGTGTATGGTACATAAGCACTTAAATCAGCACTTGTTCCAGAAGATCCAGACGAACCGGATATCCCAGATGTACCTGAATTACCTGATGTTCCCGATGTTCCTGGTGATCCAGTTCCTGAAGTGCCTGAAGTGCCAGTTGCTCCTGATGTACCTGAAGTACCACTACCACCAACACCTGTTGTGTAAGATATTGCTCCTGAGCCTGTATCATAAACAATATAATTGGATGAGCTTGGTACACTGGATAGATTATTAAATGATGGAGGTTGTGCAGTTGAAAAACCGGAAGTTGAATTAATTGATAATATAGGAGTACTTCCTGTATAAAAAGTTAAAATTTCATTATTTGACCCTGTAATAAGAAGTTCAATTGTACTAGAGGATCCTGAACTAATAAAATTTATTGAACCGGACGCTGGTATTATTGTTATATTTTTGGCCATTTAATTTATTTTTTATAAATATTTATTGATTTGTATCTTTTATATATTCAAGAAGTACTTTTTCAGCATCTTTTCTTTCAGCATGGATTAAATAATAA